GATTGAGGACGATACCTGCAAGTCGGTTCAGGATGTGTTCAAATGGAATAATCCGAGAAGGATTGTTTGGATGCGGACGAAGGGAGACAAGCCAAAACAGCCACCTGCTAATGGATCTCAGCTTGCAAAGGCCATGATTACCATGGAGAAAAAGTACGGTGTGAAGTTTGTGTTCTGCCGACCTGAGAAAGCTGCGGAAACAATTGTGAAACTACTGGAAGGAGGTACAGATGGCGAGTAACTTTACGATACCCGCTCCTCGTTATAAGGATGTTCGACCCTATATCAGAGAGGCACTGAAGAACTATATCGGCAAAGAGTTTGAAGTATACGGCAAGGCAAAAGAGATTGCGCCGGGCGTGAAGAGAAGCGATGCGAGGCTGATTGGCGTTTACAACCATTGTGCGCTCTTCGAAACGACTGCCGGTGAGGAAGATGCCTGTACAACAATCTTCGGAACTATGTTTCGCAATCATGCGCCGATAAGGTTTGCTCCTCCACTTGCAGTCGTGGCTAAGTGCTTCAAGCCCAAGAGAGTGATTGTGGAACCGTGGGACTTCTTTGACAGCCGATTGCTCAGATATGAAGATGAGGAGGAAGAAGAGTGATATGCGAGAATGGCTACTATCCTAACGGCACAGGCGAAAATCGAGAGTCTCTTCACTGCTCCAATCCGAAGGCACAAGAGGATGTGTTAAAAGGCAAATGCCCATTCGTTTACTGGTGTCAGATTGACAGAAGGTTTGAGAACACAGCAGACATGTTTGAGTGCGTGTTCAGGGAGAAGAAAGAATGACTGATAACGTATTTTTGTTTGATGACCGGAAACAGAAGATTCGGCAGGTCATCGGGAAGTATGGTGAAGAAAACTTCTATATCTCATTCAGCGGAGGAAAGGATTCATGTGTTCTTTCTGCCCTGATTGACTTGGCCTTGCCTGGGAATAAGATCCCGAGGGTATATGCCAACACCGGTATTGAACTGAACATGATTCGTGACTTTGTCCGGTCGCTTGCCGAAAAAGATGACAGAATCAAAATCATCAAGCCAAAGGTGCCCATCAAAAAGATGCTTGAGGCAGATGGTTATCCATTCAAGAGCAAGATACATGCAAAATTCGTTGACCGCTACCAGAGAATTGGAAAATGCGATTCGGTCATTCAGTATCTTGGAGAGAGAACCGACAAGGAACCGTGGTCGCCACGCATGAGCTGCCCCAGCCGTCTCAAATACCAGTTCACCGATGCGTTTACCATGAAGATAAGCGATAAGTGCTGTGTGCGCCTCAAAGAAGAACCTCTTGACCTGTGGCGCAAGGAGAATGGCAAGCAATACGCAATTACTGGCGTTATGAGAGCAGAGGGGGGGGCGAAGAGTGAACGCACAGTGCTTAACTTTCGTCTCTGGTAAATTCGCATTCTTTCAGCCATTGGTTCCTGTGAACAAGGAATGGGAGGACTGGTTCATTGATTGGTACAACGTGGCCCTCTGCGACATTTACAAAGAACCGTACAACTTCCCCAGAACAGGATGCAAGGGTTGCCCATTTGCTCCGGGGGTTCAGCATGAACTTGATGTTCTTGAGAAGTATTTCCCCAACGAGCGCAAGCAATGCGAGGCTATCTGGAAACCCGTTTACGATGAGTACAGACGGATTGGTTACAGATTGAAGCCGATTGAGGACACAAAGCAGATAACACTGTTCGATGTCGGAATGGAGGATGTTGATGGCTAACAAGCATACACGAGAAGAACTTGCCGAATTGCAGGCGCTTCCTCTTAGCACTAAAATTGCCCTGACCAAGCGAAGAATTCGTGAATGGATAAGAGAGTTCGGGGAGGATGGCGTATACGTTTCGTTCTCTGGCGGTAAGGATTCGACCGTACTTCTCCATATTGTCAGGGAGGAATATCCCAATGTTCCTGCGGTGTTCGTTGACACAGGCCTTGAATACCCTGAGATTCGAGAGTTCGTCAAGGGTTTTGAAAATGTGGTGTGGCTTAAGCCGAAAGAGAACTTTAGAAAAGTAATCGAGAAATATGGCTATCCGATCGTTTCCAAGGATGTTGCGCAACGGATCTTTGATGTAAGAACACAGGCGAGGGTAAACGGAATTCCCGTCCACGAAACAAATTTGTATCGTAGAAATTTTGATGCAGATAGTGATTACTGCAAAAAGTTTCCGACATATTGTTCTGCGAAGTATGCGTGGTTATTGGGGGGGGCATTTCGAATCTCGCACATGTGCTGTGACATCATGAAGAAAGCACCCGCTAAAGAATATGAGGATAAAACAGGCAGAAAAGTGATGCTTGCAACAATGACTTGCGAGAGTCGCTTTAGGGCGTCAACCTGGCTCCGTGATGGGTGTAACGCATTTGACTCGGAAAGGCCAACATCTAAACCGATGAGTTTTTGGACTGAAGATGATGTCCTTTGGTACATAAAACACTTCGACATCGGGTTGTGTAGCGTCTATGGCGACATTGCATTGAAGGCAGATGAAGACGGACAGATGAGCGTGTACGACTTCGATGATGAACCTGCGCTTTATATGCCGGGGAATGAACACCCGAAATTAAAGACAACAGGTGCTTACAGAACCGGGTGCATGTTTTGTATGTTCGGGTGCATGTCGAAACAGTGGGATAACTTTGAACGCCTCAAAATTACTCATCCAAAGCAGTATGCATACATCATGAAACCTTGGAGCGAAGGTGGGCTTGGTTACAAGGAGGTTATTGATTGGATAAACGAGAACAATGGGAAGGGAACAATTATCCGATATTAACGGAGGTGACGGCGAATGGCAAATGATGTTGGTCGGGTAATCAGGGTATCGCTCTGGACAGATGACCGGGTGCTGAACGAGTTCTCGCCAGAGGATAGATATTTCTGGGTCTACCTTCTGACCAATCCCTACACAACTCAGCTTGGTATTTACGCTCTGCCGGTCAAGGTTGCTGCCGTTCAGCTTGGGTACTCAACAGATACGGTCGCTGTTCTTCTTGAGAGGTTCGCTAACAGGTACAATCTCATCCGCATTTCCGAGGAAACCAAAGAGATTGCGATCAAAAACTATCTCAGACACTCGATTCTGAAAGGTGGCAAGCCTGTTTACGACTGCCTGATGAAAGAGGCAAACAACGTAAAGGACGAAAGACTTCTTGCTTGGGTCTTTGAGAATGTTGTTGATTACTACAATCGTCATCCAGGAACAACAAATCTGACGGTGCTTGAGTTCATCCGTGATGCCAGAAGTCAGTTGAACATCTTAGATGAGAATGGCAATGACAATGACAATCACGACAACAATGAGCAAGTCGTTAGCGAATCTCCCAAAAGCCCGAAAACTCAGCGAAGAACGGTATTCAGAGTACCAACACTTGAAGAAGTAAAAGCGTACTGCGATGAACGAAGAAACGGCATTGACCCTCAACGATTCATCGACTTTTACGAAAGCAAGGGCTGGATGATTGGCAAGAACCGCATGAAAGACTGGAAGGCAGCAGTCAGAACGTGGGAGAAGAACCGTAAGGCTGACGGCAGAAACGAAAAGCCTGATAAACCCAAATTCGACTTGGAGGTATGGGCGAGTGAATAAATCAGAACTTGTGCAGGTATTCAGGTGGCTCTCGGGGACAGGGTATTCTCAGTTTGATAACCCTTCCGAGAATATGCTGAATGTATGGTATGAAACACTCGGAGATGTGCCTGACGGATATGCTCTGATGGGTGCAAAGAACTACACCAAAAACCCTGACCGCTTCAGAAAGTTTCCACTTCCCTCTGACATTCTTGAAAGAGCGAATGACGAGTACAATGACGAACTTTATCGGAAGAAGCAAAGATACCTCAATCTCCGGGCTACATACGATGAGTGCGTGGCGAATTTCCCCGGTGCATACTTCGAGGATCAGACCGAATGTAAAAAAGCCTTCCTCGATGCTTGCAAGGCGGTGGGGAGTTGTGTGATGATTGGCCACTCTGTGAGTCGCTTCGTTAAGTCACATGAGGCTGACGGAACGATTAACGAGATTGGAACACTGACAGACCTTCTGAGGAGTTTGGGCGATGGATACAAGGGCAGAGTTGGCACTGATAGGTGCGCTCCTAATGGACAACAGGCAATGGAAACGAGTAAAGCCCATCCTTCGCCCGGAGATGCTTTATGACGGTCTAAATCGGACAATCTTCTCTGCAATTGGCAAAGAGGTTGATGCCGGTCATTCGGTTGATTCAGTTGTGGTCGCTGAGGTATGCGCTTCTGATACCTGGTCAAAGACGGATGTGGTCACAAGACTTATCGAAGCAACATCTACTTGCGAGACTTCTGCACTTGCTCCGAGATATGCGAGAGAGGCTAAAAAGCAGTGGGCTACATGGAAGTACAATGACCTGCTGAACGGCGGTCTTGAACCTGCTACACCTCAGACGATTGCTGAGAGAGCGGAGAAGCTGAGATCAATCGCTGACAGCCTGATGGATGTTGAGGAAGAATCTGGCAAGGGTAAGACGCTTGCTGAAGTTGCGAAGATGTACAGGCATGACTACTTTTGTGACAAAGCAAAGGCTCCCTACGATACAGGCTTTCCTCTCCTTGATGAGACGGTTTCACTGGCTCCGGGCGATGTAACAATCATTGCTGCAAGACCGTCAGTCGGTAAATCGGCACTGGTCACTCAGATTGCAAAGCACATTTCTGATTCAGGCAAGAAGGTCGGATTCTTCTCTTTGGAGATGTCACAGAAGCAATGCTACGAGAGATTTGTGGTTGCCATGAGCGGTATTGGTCTTACAAGGTTGACAAGAGCAGTTGCCTACACCAATGACGAGGAGGAGCGGTTTAATCGGGCAAATGATGAACTGGAAAAGTCGGAGACATTGACCCTCTACCAAGAATCGTTCACGGTCGATGGAATCAGGGCTGAGTGTGAGGCGAAGAAGTTTGATGTGGTCATTGTTGACTACTTGCAGTTGGTTTCCTCATCTGACAGATACAAAGGTAATCGTGTTCAGGAAGTAACGGAGATAAGCCGTGGTCTGAAACAGATGGCAAGCGACCTTGGATGTCATGTGATTGCTCTTTCACAGTTTAACAGGGCAGCTGCTAATGATGATGGTGGCGAACCTACCTCAGACCAGTTGAGAGAATCTGGCGCACTTGAACAGGACGCTTCAAACATCTGGCTACTCTGGAATCCTGACAAGGACGACAACAAGAAGAAGATCCTGAAGGTCGATAAAAACAGACAGGGGCCTCGATTCGTGAAGATTGAGCTATCCTTCAACGGCGATTCAATGAGGTTTGAGGAAGTTGGAATTGTTGAGGGCAAGAAGGTGGTCCGAGAATCACCTAAAAGCCGGAGAGACTTCAAGACCAAAGATACTGATAACGGTCCTTTCATGGACGCTGATGCGGCTCCCTTCCAAGTTGGGATGCCAGAAGATTTTTTGTGGAGGTAATGAATGGGATTTGCAGACAAGTACAAGGATGCGGTAGTTGGCGAGAGAACGCTTGTAGCGGTAGATATTACGCCGGAAATGGCAAGTGAATGGCTTGCGACTGGTAAGGAAGTTGACCGTTATAGGAAGATTTCTCAGCAGAGAGTCAATTCGTATGAAGAGGACATGAAAGTTAAGGACCGTTGGCAGTATGAAAACGGCGAGACAATTAAGTTCACGGTGTCTGGAATCCTTGTTGACGGATTTCACAGGCTCGATGCAATAGTCAAGAAGAAGAAAACAGAAAGGCTCTTTGTTGACTTTAACATTCCTGACCATGTGTGCGTATTTGACAAAGGCCGTCCTCGCTCGACTTCCGATACGCTCGTTATTGGTGGCATGGACAAGAAACTTGCAAACGGAAGAAATGTTGCAGCTGCAAAACTCCACTTTGCTATTAGATGCGGAGACAGTTCCGTGAGTGATTGGGAAGTCGAAAGATTTATTCTTAAACACGGCAAAGTCCTTCAGAAGGTGAATGCGATCACTGGAACAAGTGATAAGTCAAAACCCTCTGTTAGAAATGCTTCTCTTGCACTTGCATCGATGTATGCAATCGAAAGCGGAGAGCCGTTTGAAAAGGTCGGGAGGTTTATCGAGGTATATAGAGATGGGTTCCCGAAAGGCCCGAGTGAAAATGCAGCGATTGTTTGTAGGAATGACTATTGGGGGAGAACCTTTACTCCGGGTGGTGGCATTGCCGAAAGAAAGAGGGCTGAGTTCATCTACGAAAAGGCAATCTACGACTTCTGCCGCGACTATCCGAGAGAGAAGTCTTACCGTGGGGTTGACAAGCCGACATACGGAGACAATGAAAAGTTCAAGGTTGATAAGGAGGTAAAGTAAGTTGGCGGTAATGAGAAATGGTGAGGGCTATCCTGACCCGACAGCTTCAAGCGCAATCAGGAATACGTTTCAGCCTGAGATTGGCGGAATTTACACTCAGCAGAATGGAGCATACATTGTTCCTGTCAAGGTATTCGATTATGTGACCATTGGGTATGTTCTTCAGACGAGTACACCTTACTCAAGCGAATACGTTGTGCCGGTCGATAACTACCTGGTCGATGTTCGCAAGGTTGTTAATATCGGGACTAATCGCTACGAGGATAAGATTGGCTCGATCACTCCTGACGAGTTACAGATGCTCTCTCAGAAGATGGCAGAAGTATGTGGTGGCGAGTATAAGATTGTCACAGACGATGGTCGCAAAGAACTGGATGCCATGACCGAGAAGGCGCAGAAGTATCAGTCTCTCTACGAAGGCAAAGTTGCTGAACTTGAGATAGCCAATGAAGAGATTGAACGACTGAGGTCAGAACCGGAAATGAAGAAGAAACAGCCGGTCGCACTGGAAGTATTTGAACCGCACGAATGCGTGGTGAATCCGATTCCTGTTGACCTCATTAAGGCCAATGCCGAAAGGGACGTTTACAAGAGGCTCTATGAGGAACTGCTTGAACGGATGCTGAGAAAGGAGGCGTGACATGCTGACTGCTGATGAGGCGTATGCAAAGCATATCGAGATGTGGACTGCGATGCAGAAAAAGTTGGGGGATAATCCTCGGCACAGTGACAGAGAACAGTTTAAAGAGAAATGGTGTCGGGAACATGGTGAGGATTACATAGATAATCATTGCTATCTCTGCCAGTACGATGATGAGCAATTTGGAGATAGTCGGTCCAGGAATTGTGGCAATTGTGGCGATAGGTGTCTTGTCGATTGGGGGGAGGTTTACGTCTCCACCCGCAGATATACCGGGTGCTGTTCTGGAATGACACGTTATGCCATTTCTGCCATATCTGAGATCCTTGCACTGCCGAGAAGGGAGGTAAGTGAATGACTGCTTTCGTTGATTTATTCACAAATATTCTGCCGT